AGATATCCAAATTAAAATGCCAGATCTTGGAGGATTTGAAGTTATGTTTAACGTTTGTGGTTTAGAACCTGCTAGTGTTGTTCTATGCGAAGGAGATGAAGTTGATTTGGAGTTTGATTATTCACTTATCACTCTTCCAGATATACCTATTGCTCGCCCTCCTTCACCATACCCACATGATTTGATTCCTGCACTACTAAGCCCAGAACCTTCTGCCCCACCTGCTCTTCCTGCACCTCCACTTGGTGGTGTCAAGAGAGAAGAACGTTTTAATCCTTGGAGGAATAAAGATTTCAAACCTACTACAAGTTAGATGGAAGAAAATGCTAAATTTATGTGTGAACTATTCAAAGGGAATAAACCTTTTTTAATTGGACGTATTGGCTCTACTGAATTAGAAGTATTAGTATACTATTGTAATACAAAACATATTAAAAATAACTTATATGAAAAACTTGAGCGATATTCTGGTATAATAGGTATAGAAAATAATGATTGGGAAAATGCTTATTTAGATGCCATATCAAATACCGATGTGATGGCAGAAAGTTGGTTTGAACCTTTAAAAGCTTATGAAAAGGTTATGCTAGATAATATAAATAAAAATAGATACAAAGTACTTTTACGTAATCTAGAGCCTTATTATGTAGAACCTAAATATCGCTGGTCTCAATACTTAGCTGGAAAAAGAGTTGCGATTATTAACTCTTTTGCAGATATATGTGAAACACAAACATATATGTCAAAAGCAATTTGGGGTAATAATGCAGAAAGTATTTTACCTCATAATACCGAATGGATACCTATTCAAACATATTTTCCAAATTCTATTGCACAAGGAAATATGGGATGGCCTTCAAATATAAAATCATGGAAAAATGCTGTTGATTATACAGTACAACGAGTATTAAATGAAGGATGTGAAGTTGCTATAATTGGATGTGGAGGAATTGGTATGATTATTGGACATGAATTAAAAAAACATGGATTACAATGTATTGTCATGGGAGGAGCAACACAAATATTATTTGGAATAAAAGGAAAACGATGGGAAAATCATAATGTTATTTCTAAATTTTTTAATGATGCATGGGTTTTTCCACCAGATACTTGTAAACCGAATAATTCTGCATTAATAGAAAATGGATGTTATTGGTAAGAAAGGTCTAAACCATTACACATATTTATAAGTAAAATGAAATACACTCTTCAATACGCTTCAAACTTTTTTCTTAATCTGCATAAACGTAGAGATTTTAATAAGATGTTAATACCATCTTCTGAAAATCTGGCACTTCTTGGAAACATATGTGCTCTTGATTCAAGTGAATCAATTAGTGCATATAGAGAATTTCTAAATTACTGTTCAAAGAACTATAAGAATACTTATATAGTTCCTGGAGTATGGGAAATATCTTCTACTAACCCTCAATACTATAACAGTTGTATTGAGAACCTATACACTTTGAAGGAACAGTATAAGAATATAAAAATTCTAAATAATTCACATACTCATATCGCAAATACAGATATTAATTTGGTCGGTTCAACTCTATGGACCCGTAACCCTTACATTAAACACCAATGTATGTTTGAGTATCGTTATGTTTGGTTAAAACGCCATAGTGGACTTGGTCATTTAATGGGTGAAGATATTAAATCGTGGCATCTAGAAGATAAAGAATATATACAAGAAACTATTAAAGGAGGCAATCGTTATATTATTTTAACACATCATCTTCCACACCCTATATTTGTTAAAGATGTAGGAAGAAATAGAATGGAATCAACTAATCTTGAAACTATTATGAAAAAACCGATAGAAGTTTGGTTAGGAGGTGCTGGAGACTCTTCTATAACTGGTTCTCTAGGTATTTGTAATGATGTATTTTGTGGTGTAAATTCTTATACAACATTTAATTCTGTTAAGAAAGGGTTTAGTAAAACTTATAATCCAGAAGCGTATATTAGTTTAAGAACTTCGGATGTTCAATTAGTATAGATGCGTATCCAATATGCCTCTGATTTACATTTAGAGTTATATGAAAAAACAACATTCGATGAAACTATAGAACCAACTGCTCCCTACTTAGTTTTATGCGGCGACATAGCAAAATTAGATAATCCTAATTTACGTTCATTTTTAGAATACATTTCTGAACGTTGGAAACTAATATTCTGGATACCTGGGAATGAAGAGATATGGAATTCAAGTAAATTAGAAGAAGAATCGTTAAGAAAAATGAGAGATTTATGTAGTTCATATAGAAATATTAAAGTACTTTATATGAACTCCTATCTTTTAGAAGATGGTGAAGAAAAAATGTTAGTTGTAGGTTTACCGCTATGGCATAAACCGCGAGATGGTGCTATGTTACATTTTGAAAGAAATATTTTTATAAAACCGATTCCGCCTCCATGTAAATCAGGAGTGTTTGCAGAATCTCATAGACGTAACGTAGAGTTTCTAGAAAAAGTTATTAAAAATAGTCCTTATGCCTTATTAATATGTAGTTACTATCCGCCATTCACTTGGTTATATGAAGAAGATTGGATTCAAGAACTAAATTCAGCAGTAGTAGATCAAGAGTTAGAAAAACTTATAACATATCCAATCATGGCTTGGATATGTGGTCACAATCATTTGCCTATAGAATATTCTAGAAGATACTATTTAACCGACGGAACAGATGGTTCTGTTCTATTTATAAGCAATCCACGTGGAAAAAAAGAACAGTATTACAAAAAAGATTTAGTTGTAAGATTACAACCTAACATTTTAATTCCCGAAGTTAAAGAAGTAGAGCAGCCATTCTGGGCGTTAAAAAATAAAAAATAACTATATTTCATCAATCAAGTTTGGCATAATTTCTTTCTGATAAGTTTTTTCAAATCCTTGAATGGCTTTCAAAAAATTTGTAAAAGGCAAAAAAGCGATAGGTCTCTTATGTTTAATAAAAGAGATTGCCTGTTCATGTTTCATCTCATAAATTGCGATCAGATACATAGCAACAACCGCGGCAGAACGTTGCATCCCCGCATAACAGTGAACTAATACGTTTCCTTGCTTATGTTCTTTTGCTAATTTATATATACTTTCAAAAGACCATAATTCTAAATTACGAATCTCTTCTGCTTTTAAATTATCATCAACAGGAATTCGATACTTATTTCTAATACTGTGATGAAATGGTAGATCTTTAGTGCAATTAAAAACTGCTCTTATATTATTTTTTCTTAAGAACTCATCATCAAGTGAGCTTTTAGCATTTCCCAGATATAATCCTGGAACAATTAAATTAACATTTTCTCTCAAGCTCATGCCCTAACAGTAGAAAGTTTATAAAAATTGAAGTTTAAAAACGTAAATTTTAGTAATCAAAAAATGTATACCTATAACTTTTATAGATGCGATGAAGTGTGTGCTGCTCTTCAGCTTACAATAAGTAATCGTCGTTATAGAGAATCTTTGTTCTGGGTCAAAGAGCTTCTTGAATCAAAAGAGTATGAGAAAATATTTGAAACACTCTTCATAACATGGTTCTTCAATATTGGACTTGGTAATATTGAAGTTCTAGATAAAATTTTAAATACAAATGTTCAAGATGAAAATGAAGTATACAATCTAGTTTATGGGATGAGTCTTCTTAAAGAAAGTATGAGAGATTGCACGTTGCCCGTGATGTTTATTTACGGGGTATCAAATCCTAAATATAAGAATCGTAATATACACTTTCAACTTCCAGCAAGTCTAAAACAAGATAATCCAAAAATAGATGCGTTTATTCGTGCAACCCTACTTGGAAAGTTCTTAGAATCATGGCTCTTATATCAAACAACAAATGTATCAACTAGTATTGATAAACTAGTAGAAGTTAAAATAAAAGATAATAATCTACAAAATATAGTATCATGTCTTCAAGGTTGTGATATTGATGAAACATATAAGATGTGCGCTCTGATTGGTATACTATGTTCGAATGAAGATGTTTTATTGAAATCGTTCGGCTCTATTAAACGAATTGATTCTGATGCTGAAACACTTATATCTCAGTATAATGCTTTAGTAGGTAAGAGAAAGAGACGTGCTCTTACTATTCCAAAAGATTGTCTGTATGGGAAGACAAAACGAGGAACTATGACATATGCGCAATCTAATCTTCATGAGTTGTATGATTGCGATTACATTATTGAGAATTCAAAAGTTTATGATACTATTCTTGAGAAGTATGGTTCATACGAAGATTTAGTTGAAAATTCAAATGCACTTGATGAATTTATCAGTTGGTATTTTCCCGATGATATTCCCGACGAGTGGTCGCGACCCGACCAAGAAAAGAGTCATGGGAATGGTATAAATCAGGCATCTGATAAACCGCTACTTCGTCGTTATTTCATGCGATGGGTTGATTTAAAATCAAACTGTAAAATCTGGGATAGAGAAACGGTAGTATACGATACAATTCAAAGAATGAAGGATGATTTTGATCACTTTTATATTGAGAAGAAGATATTAAGTAAATATAGCGAAAATAAGAAAAGAATTGAAGAAGAATCAAATACGTGGAATCTACAGAGTTTGAAGTATGTTTTATCTATGATAGAGTAGATGGGGATAGATAAAATTGTTAGTAAACCAGCAAATATCATTGTTCCGGTTTTACTATTTATTCTTTTAACACCAGGACTACTTTTTGAACTGCCTGAAAAAAAGAGTGAGCTGTGGATTAAAAGCTTAACACACGCTGCTATTTTTGCTGGTATCTATATACTATTGAATATTGTGTTTTCTCAATACTATTGAGTTTCTTCAACAAACTTAATAATTTCTTTTTTGATTGGATCATACAATCCGATTTGTTTGAATTCAGAACTATATACTTTGTTCTCTCTATTACGATAGTATTTTACACTATCATGATTGAGAATAGTCAAAACATCTAAATCCTTAAGATTATCAAATGTAAGATTATCATGTAAATGTGAAATACAGTAATCTTTCTTATAAACAATCGGTTGAACGCAAGGGATATATACATTCTTTTCTAAAACATACGATTTACAAGATAACTCTGTTATATCTACATTATCATCAAATGTAAGAATATCTAATTTTTCTTTCTTTAGTTCTTGAATAAGAAGTTTCTCGTCTACATTTAATGTTTTTGCTATATCTTTAGCAAGTTTCCGAACTTGTCCTTCTAGAATATCAAGAATAGTTTCATGAAT